GAATAGATCCGCGCCAAGCAGAATATGCTGGCGCAAGATAGTTCAAAAGCGTCGTATTGAAATAATTGTATTTTGTGGCAGTGGCAGTATCATAATATGCTCCAGTAACAGCACCCCTATATCCCGGAAACATTCTATGTCCAAACTCCATCGTCCCAGGAACTCCGGCAGTGGAAGGAGCATATGCCGCAGCCCAGGGATAATATCTCTTCACCATCTGCCTAAATGAAATAATCTTCTCTCCAGCGAAAACCAAATTTCGAGACACAGGTTTTGAATTAGGTTGGTCAAGTTGGAGCTCTACGCCATCATAAGGCATAGACTCCATAACATTATCAACCACATCAGTAACAACATCTACACCTGTAGACTGGGGAACAATGGAATATGCTGAAAATGCAGAACTAGGAACAAAAAACTCAATATCATCATCCATAGATACAAAAACATTGACTTTTATATCATTGTTAATTGTAGCTGATGGATTAGATACCGTCAACTCATTAAGAACATAAATTGCAATCGTTCCATTTCCAGCGGATGATACAGGCAAATTTGTAGTACCATAAATCGAAGAGGTGGCGCCAGTATTGGGAACGTCATGAGATAGCAATTGCCTATCCTGATTAGGTCCAACCTTAAATACTACATCTCTACATTCAGCAATATCAACAATCTGCGTATATGTTATATTATCTTCACGAGTCAACCTGGTGGCATGCGGATCGTAGACAACAGCCAACCTACCACGATGAAATGCCGATGCAACAATTTGCAATCTCATCTTAAATGTACCATTCCAAAAACGAAAAGGAAGGGCTGCGCCACAACATGCTGTCATCTGTATCCTCGTAAAAGTTGCTTCAACTATAGAAGCCCATAGACAAGGTGTAACTCGAATATTAAAAATCAAATCTTCTCGTGAAGCTGCTATAGTCCAATTAAAATTAGTAAGATAAGATTCTCTCGTTGCAATATTCTTGATGGTCATCTCATCACTATCAGCAAGTCCAAGAACCCGAGGATCAACAGTAACTCCTTGACCAGATGTCACCGTAAGTTTAGAAGCTGTATCAGCACCATCTGTAAGAGCCATATTTGAAAATGCTCTCGGTTCAAACAATGTCAAATCGGGCGTCGTTAATGGCTTATTAGAAACATCCCCTCCCATCGCATAAGACGAAATCCGGTCATTATTACATGGATTTGTCGATTGTGGAACAATGAACAATGGATTAAACCCAGTGGGAGCTTCAAGTTGAACATCTTCCATCCATGCAAAAATGGAAATGGAAACTCGATTATTAACTGAAGTGTCACCAGAAGTATGTTTCAAAGACGTAAGGGTCTTACAAGACAATTGCCCTAAAGTTGCACCGCTTTCTGACAATAGATCAAGATAATCATTATGCCAAAAGAAGGGAAGAGACATCTCTCCCCCTTGGGATGTAGTTGGATCAAGGAATATACGAGGCATTTGAGAAAATTGCACATTGTTAATAGGAACAGCATTGTTAACTGTCATAGCATCGATGTTAGCAAAAGGACAATATGACAACATTAATCTCCCATAATAAAATGAGTTACCATTAATCATCACCTTGATCTTTAACCTACCTCGAAGCAATTTGTAACTAGCTATTCTATTAACAACACGCTTATTAGTCAAAAACAATTCCCATGGATAAATACCAAATGCTGGATCAGTCCCAGGAGTCCAATCAAACGAATGAATCTTAAGAGGACGTGAAAGAAATGCACCAAGTGAATTATCTGTAGCATCACTACTAAAGCGAGTCTCGTCCATTTCACTTGGAATATCAACAATTTGATTCGAACTTCCATCATTCATGGTCATTAATTCCTGCTTCTCCATAGAGAAGGCAGTAGAATGGGGGCCAATAACCCATTCTTGAGGATCTAGCTCCTCAGCAGCTAGTGGTTTGACAGCTTCCACAATGCTGTTTTTGTAATTCATTTGTTGTGTTGTATTAGTAGTCCATTGGTTTATACTCATTTGATCGTCAGAACTAATCGATCCAGAGTTGTGTGAGTGTGGCGGGCCACCAATCCCCATTTTGGAGATAATATTGCCCCAGCCAAAGAAGCCTAACCAGTCGCTATCACAATTCGACGAGTTGGTATCCATACCTTGACCTTTACCCATTACTGCTGGGTCAGCGTTATTTTGTTTCCATAATGAAACACGTTGCTCATACGTCATATACAATCGATGGGTGAATCTGTGCAATTCAAATTCCTCCACTATCTTGATTAACTTTTTCTGTCTATCAAGATAAATCGTTTTACCATAAAATGCCCATTCATCCAAAGCACCATCTATATTGGCGCCTACAATAACTTCAACAGATGTCTCACTAGACATGTAGTTGCATAAGCGTTTAAAGATAGATGCTTCCTCCAAAGGGGCAATCATAGTGCCATAATCATCACTCCAGACAAATTTTCTTTTCAGAAAATCTATTTCACACAATCTTGAGAAACTTTTCAATTCCTCATCCTTTTGTGCTGGTGTAACAACAAAACCAAACTGCTTCAAATAAGTTGCATAGCCTTTCATAGTATAACATCCGGCTAAGGAACCTACTGCAGCAATCAAATCATCTCCATAACTCATCATTCGAACATTACTTGAAAATGCACGCCTAGGATAAAGATGGTAAAAATAAATTCTCA